AAAAAGGAGAGTTTGATGACTCTCCTTTTTTATTATGAATAAATAAAATAAAATAGTAAGTAAATGGCGGATTGTAAAACTTCAGGAGGAGCTGTAGGAAACACAGGGGAATGTAAAAATCCAGATGGAACTATAGGAAAAAAAGTAAGTGGTGCGTTTCCTAATAGAAATGATGCAACTGGACCTACTGGTTTGCAGATAAATTTAGATAATCTTCAAAATCCTATTTTTGATATGACGGCTTTATTATCTGCAGCACAAAATTATGCTGCTCTTAATACTGCTGTTAATCAACTTATTGGATATGAAGTTGTATGGTTTAGAGCAGTTCCACAAATTAGATCGCAAGATGTTATTTTTCAAGAATGGACATTGAGTAATGTTACAGATGTTCCATTATGTTTAAAAGTTGTACTTCCTAATGGAGATTTTCCAGATAGTAAATACAATTATGATTTAATGGGTCTTGAATATGAAGTTCCGTTAGAAGTACATATTGATAAGAGGTATTGGGAACAAATTGTAGGAAGTGCAACTGCTCCTCAAAAGAAAGATATTGTTTACTTTTCTATAGCTAATAAATTATACGAAGTTGTATCATCTTATTTATTTAGAGGATTTTTAGAACAAGAAACAACTTGGAAAGTAAGTCTTAGAAAATATCAGCCTCAAGCTTCAAGAAGAGAAGGTGATGCACTTAAAGAAACTATTGATAAGTATACAGTTAGTGCTGAAGAAATATTTGGAGAAAAATTAGAATCAGATATCAGAAAATTAACAGATGATAAACAAATGAGTCCATTTAATACAACTGAAAGAGATAAATACAAGACTATTAATTCTAAACTTCAAATAATTAGTTCAAAATTAGATATTTATGGAATAGTTGTAGCAGAATCATTTTATGATTTAAGTTCTTCGAATTCTTTTAATGCTGTAATATATAATGGCACAGATGAAATAAAAACTACTGATGATAGATCCATTTCCGCTTGGACTATGATTGATCATGGATTAGTTAATGAGTATGAAGTGGTGTCGCCTATAAAAGCTGATTCAACATTAACTTATCCAGCGAATTATCAGCTTACAATTAAAACAAGAAATAAAGGATTTCAAATAGACGATTATATTGAAATTTATAGACCTGGGTCACTTAATTTTTATGCAAAAATTATTTCTGATACCCAATCTAATAATAATGTATATGATATTTACATTGAACCTGCTGTCATAGATCATCTTAATTCTGTGAAAACTAATTGGGCCGATCAGAAAAATTATAAAATGAGAGTTGTTAATCCTGCATCTATTTTAGATGGAATAAATACAACTCCTGATAATGGATTCAAAGTTAATATATATGCTAATCAATATGTTAAAATTGAATATGGAACACAAACGCATATTGCAATATTAGATGAAAAATTATTAGAAAAAGAGTGGTATGGAATTATTGTGAATGTTGGAAATACATGGGGTCAATATAATGTACATATTTATAGACAACATCCTTCTGATACAGTAACTAAATTACAAAGTATTTTCTATGAAACAATAAACTTTACACCAGAACAAACAACAGTAGATTACTACACAATTAATAGATCTCCTTCATTCTTAACTAATTTAAGACTTTATAGTTATACAATGGAAGAAGAAAAACAAATAGGAGATTTATTAAGATATTTTGTAAAAGATGGAGATCAATTAATAATAGGGGACAATGCAGACTTACGATTCAGAGCACCTTACACAGGACAGCAAAGATAAAATTTTAAAAGATTTTATAAATAAATTAGTTAATAATCAAAAGGATATTCCAGAAGATATTCAAGAAATTGTAAATGAACATTTTTGGGAACTTCTTTATTAAATAAAAAAACAATGAAAGTAAAAGATGAAAGGGAGCGATTAGAAAAGCTTATAGATGATGCTCCAGAAAAAATAACTGATGATGTGCCAGTTCCTGGAAATATTCCAGAAGAATTACAAACACAATCTACTATGGGCATTAATTTTAATGACCTAAAAGATCAATGTAATGATGAGGCTAGAATAATGTTAAATCATTCCATAGGGTTCATTTTGAATAAAGATATGATTGAAGGTAATGAATACCTTAAGAACAAGCTAGAAGTTGACGTGATGTCACTATCGGGCATGCTGTATCAACTCAGAGTTAATGAAGCTATGCAAAAAGCTATGATGGAGGAAGTTGATAGAGGATTTATGCACCCAAGAATGTTTGAAGTTTTTAGTGGTCTTTCTAAAACGATTGCTGAAATTAATAAACAACTTATTGGAACTGTAGAGGCTATTAAACTTACTTATAAGGATATCAAAAATGATATTCGCGAAAAGGAAACTGACGCTTTAGGACCTTCCCGTAATGGTCAAGGAATGATAACTCAAGGCGATGGTGGAGTAGTTTCTATGGGAACTGGAGATGTTATTAATTTTACAAAAAGAAGACCACCAGTTCCTCCAGAAGATATTCAAGATATAGAAGAAACCGCTTAAAACCCTTTCCAGATAATATATACTTAAAAACTTATGGCACAAGCGATTATATGGACATCGGCACTTGTCTCCCAAACAATAGAAAAATTGAAATTTGGGATGGAGACAGATATGGGTTGTTTCCATAGGTCAGATATTCACCTAAAAGCAGGTGAGATATTATTTAAACATACTAGAGAGGAATTAGATGAATTTGAAAAGTGTGCAAATGATATTGTTTATTTTGTTAAAAATTATTGCAAGTTTTTAACAGATAAGGGTAGAACATTAGTAGATTTAAGAAAATTTCAAAAAGAAATATTACATGAATTAGCAGATGTTGATCATTTTGATGAAGATATAGAAGAATGGATTCCCAAATATAGAGATTATATTTTAATGGCAGCTCGTCAAACTGGAAAAACTACTACAATTGCTGCATTCTTTTCTTGGTATATGTGTTTTCATACTCATAGAAATCTTGCAATTCTTGCTAACAAGGAAAAAACTGCTATTGAAATTGTTGATAAAGTGATGCAAGTTTTTAAAGGACTTCCATTCTATATGAAGCCAGGTATTGTTAATTTTGGAAAAACTGGAATGGTATTAGATAATGGATGTCATTTAATGTCTCAAGCTACTACTTCTACAGCACAAATTGGTTTTACTATTCACGTATTATATGCGGATGAGTTTGCTCACATTGCTCCAAATATTGCTGATGATTTCTGGAGATCAGTTTATCCTACATTAGCAGCGTCAGAGTTATCACAATGTATTATTACTTCAACTCCTTCTGGAACTACTAATTTATTTTATGAAATATGGGATCATGCGGTAAGGGGAAAAAATACATTTAAATTTAAAAGAGTTGATTATTGGGAAGTTCCAGGGCATGATGAAGCATGGGTTAAAAAAGTAAAGTCTAATTTTGGAGAAGATAGATTTGCACAAGAATTTGAACTTAAATTTAATTCTAGCTCAAAATTACTTTTAGGACAGAGAGAAGCTGCATTTATGAAAAGAATTGAGCAAGAATATGTATTTAAAGATCTTGATAAAACTGATTTAGAAGAAGAATTATATAGAAATTTAAAATGGAGAAAAGATTTTGATCCAAATGAAGGATATGATTCAAGAAAAAATTTATTTGTTATTTCTGTTGATACAGGTGAAGGACAGGAATATGATGAAGATAAAGATACAGATTATAACGTATTGAGTATTTATAAATTAGAGACAAAAAGTTTAGTACAATTAAATAGATTAAGAAAAGATGAATATTTTCTTAAAAATATGTTTAGATTAAATCAAGTTGGTTTATACAGAGATAATTTAAAAGATGATGAAATTTGTGCTAAAGTTGCAAGATCTGTAATATTCGATCAATTAGGTGGTGATACATGTGTTTTAGTGTTAGAAATGAATTTTAATGGAAAATTCTTTTTAAGTATTTTCCAACAGCATGATGAATATTTTGATGATGTTGTAATGAGAACTTATCACACAAAACCGGTTCCTGGAGAAGCTCCACCACGTAAAAAAGCAGGATTTAAAATTGGTAATGATAAAGAACATTTTTGCAAAGAAGGAAAAAGATTAATAAGAGCCAAAACATTAATTCCTAATGATACTGAAACAGTTTTAGAATTTTCTTCATTTGGAAGAGATAGAAGAGGAAAATATAAAGGAATAGGCACTCATGATGATACTGTAATGGCAACTCTTAATATTGCCAGATTATATGAAGAATCAATATATGAAGATAGGTTATACGACATATTGGAAAATATGGAAGATTCTCCTCAAAGAAGATTAATAAATTTATATTTAGAAAGATTAGAAATAGATTCTGATGTAAATGATGATTTATTTTTATCTATGTATGGTGACACCACATCGCAACCGTATATTCCTGAAATTACTAATTTAAATGATATATTTAAAACAGGTGAACAAAGTAAAAGAAGATATAAAGTTCCATCTCAATTTGGTTACGGGAAACGTTAAAATTAGCCTCTACCAATTTTGATATATAATAAAAGGATATCTTGTACAAAAAGTATATCGTTGCAAAAAATATAAGAATAAATAATAAAAATAAAATACTAAGATATGGCAAAAATTGCTCTAGATTTATCTCAATTTAAATCAGCCGGTGTATATACTGTTGAAATTGATCAATCAGAAAGAATACAAGTTACTACACAGTCTCTTAGATTGGTTCCTGGTTTTTCAGCTAAGGGTCCGTTTAATGCACCTGTATTCATTAGAAACACAAGAGATTTAAGCAGATTCTACGGAAATATTGATACTAAATTAGAAAGAAAAGGTTCTTTCTTCCAAAGATCAATCCAAACATGTTTATTGACTGCACCCGTGTTTGCAATTAACCTTCTTAATGTTAACGAAATTGATGTCTCAACAAATACTGATAGAGTAGAATTTATTCCTTTAGCAGTTGATACTAGTGTTAATGCTCCTATAGCAGATGATCTTTATATTAATTTCTTTAATAGAGAAAGATTTTGGAAGCCAGATGCAGATTATTTACAAGGTGTTGTAAATAATAGTGTAGGTGCTGCTGATAATTTAAGCGCCCCTCTTTTCTCAATAGTTAATGTCGGAACACAAGATTTATCATTTGTTGTAAGAAAAGCAGTTGGATTCCAAGGATTTAATATAACTGCTGTTGATTGGTATGGAACTGCGGCAAATATACCTTATGAGTGGATTAGACCATACGATTTTATTTCAGATTATTTTGTACAAGTAATTGCGTTTGCAGGAGATTGGAGCAATTATGGAAATCTTTCTTCAGATCCTTATTATTCACAATTCTTTAATTCAAAAGGACTTATTCCATCTCAGATAAATAACTTCATGAATGCCGATAATGTTAATTTAGTTGGATCATGGGTAGGAACTATTATTCCTGATTTCAGAGATCAAACAGGTGCAGAACAATATATTGAAACTATCGTTAATGGTTCTGTATCATTAACTGGTGTATTCTTAAATGTTAACCAAGATGCTCTTGACCAATTAATTTGGGATGAGGATCAAAATCAATGGGAAATTGGTGATGGATCTGAATTAACATCTGCTTCTTATTTAGTTGACTTAGTAGGACATAATATTATTAACAACACAACTGATACTTCCGTTGCATTTTTAAGTTATGCTATTGATGTAGATAATAGCACCTTACACCAAACTGTTGATATTACCCAAATGGACACTACAGGTAAAATATTTAGTGTTGATTCTTCTGTAAATGCAGCTCTTATATCAGTTGGATCATTTATTAAGTCAGGTGCTGAAATTCAACCAGGTGTTACTAGAGTAATTAACAAATATTATGATACTTCTGCTTATATTATTGAAACATCAGAACCTATTGCGGATTATTTAACTACTGCAACCACAGTTTTATTACAAAAAGCTATTGAAGATCCATCTATTAATGCAGCATATAAAATGCTTAAGTTAAGTGGTCTTTCAATTAGAAATAGACACACTCCAGGATTTGATGCTGATGGAGCAAGAAATGCCGAAGCTGGTGTTTCTAAGATTTATGAAATGCTCTTAGAACCAGGAATTTTAAGAGGATTAACAAATCCCGATATGATTAACTACCGTTACATTGTTGATACAATGGCTTATGGATTACAATCAAATATGGGAGGCAAATCTTATCTTTCATCTCTTGCTAAACGAAGAGGTAAATGTACTGCTATTCTTAATGCACCATCAATTAAGCAGTTTGCTGCTTCACAAAATCCATATTTTGTTGATACATTCGTAAAAGGTGTTGATCCAACTCCTATTTTCAATACACAATATATTCCTGAAGGTGGTAACCCAGATATGCCAAGATCATTTAAATTCACTCTTCCTAATGAAGAACTTGGATCTAAATTCTGCGGTGTATTCGGTCCATTCTTAAGATATAATGAAAATGGAAAACTTATAGATGTTCCACCTGCCGCTGACGTTGCTAATGCATACGCTAGAAAATTCTTAGGCGGTAATCCTTATGCAATTGTTGCAAACAGAAACGGTATTCTTTCAAATCCTGTATTATCAGGAGTTGAATATATGATAGACAAGCAAGATAGAGATTATTTAGAGCCATTTGGTTATAACTCTATTATTGAAAGACCTGCTACTGGCCAAATAATGATATATGCAAACGTAACTGCATTCCAGAATGTTAAGAGTGATTTAAACAACTTAAATGTTAGAGAACTTCTTAATACTCTTGAAATTCAAATTGATGAAGCTTTACAAAGATTCGTATTTGATTTCAACAATCCTGTTACAAGATTGAATATTATTAATTCAGTTGCTCCTATACTTGAAACAGTTAAGGATGCTGGAGCTATTTCACGTTATGAATTAGTGATGGATGAAACCAATAACACTGCGGATATTATTGCAGACGGATTCGGTATTGTCGATATTGGACTTTGGATTACTGGAGCTCTTACTAAAATTATTGCAAGATATACAGTTAACTCAGAAGGTTCAGTTAGTTCAGGTGGATTTGCTGCAAATTAATAAGAATATATAATAAAAATAACGAAAAACTATGCCAGATTTTACAAGTCAAGGATTATTCGGCTTATCGCATTTTAGAAGTTCTAGGGCGGCTCAGCAACTATATGAACCAGTATATCAAAATTTATTTACTGTTCAGCTTCAGTTACCTGCGGGTGTTGGCGCTACTGAGCAGCAAACCAATTTAATGTTAGAAGGAATTACAAATATATCTGGACTTCAATCTCACTCATTCCCTACTAATCTAGCGGAACAGAAATTTAAGTGGGCTTCTAGGAGATTCGCTGGTGCAAAGCCAGAAAAAACCACAATGGATGTTGCATTTGATTTCGAAGTGAACGTTGATACAACCCCTAGCGCATATACTGTAAAAACTTTAAGAAAATGGTGTGATCTTGTTTATGATCCACTTACAGGTAGGACCGGATTAAAAGCAGATTATGTTGCTGAATGGGCACTTATTACTTTATATGACAGAGGTTCAAGACCATTCTGGCAATGGAAACTTTATTATGTATTCCCAATGACTGGAATTCCTGAAGTTCCATTGGATTATAACAATGAAGAAGTGTTCAAAGTAACTGGATTTACTTTAGCATGCGATTTCTGGGACGAAACAATAGTTTAAAAAATATTACAAGTACCCAATCAATCACAATTGGATTATTTTAAAGGAGATAAAGAAATTTATCTCCTTTTTTATTAAGTTTTTGTTAAAACCTGCCACTTTTCAAGCATATAAAGATATATAAATTGAATAATAACGTTTTAAATCATAAAAATATGCCAGACGAAAAGACTGAAGAACAATTACAAAAATTTGTTGAAGAACAAGAAAGTGGTGAAACTCCACAAGTAGGTCCAAAAATTACCGCAGCACCAGCTCCTAAGTTTCCTCATACACGAGGTGACGATCAGATTAGTATGGGCAATCAAGTGGGGTGGCAGAAACTTCCGATGAATGATCTACCTACTCAAGGTATCTTTTATCCAGAGGGCACCGAGGTGACTATCAGGGCTGCTACCGCTGGAGAGATTCGACACTGGTCGACCATTCAAGAGGATAATGTTTATGCATTGGATGATATGTTAAATTACATATTAGAAAGATGTGCCAAAATTAAATACCCTAACAATCAATTATCTTCATGGAAAGACATTAAAGAAGTTGATAGATTTTACATTATTTTAGCAATTAGAGAATATACATTTGTTAAAGGGGAAAATCAACTTCAAGTTAAAACATCAGAAACAACTACAGTTAATGTATCTAAGGAAATGATAGATTACATTACTATAGATGAAAGATTAATGAAGTACTATAATGATGAAAAAAGATGTTTTGTTTTAAAATTCAAAACTGGTGGCGAAATAGAGGTAACTATTCCAAGTATTGGAGTAACTAATTACCTTAAAAATTACATTAACAGAAAAGAACAATTAAATCAAGGATTTGATCATGATTTTATATCGTATGCTTCTTTTGTTATTAAAGACTGGAGAGGATTATCTGACAGTACTTATGAAAAAATGGTATTAGAATCTAATTCTTGGTCAATACCTCAAATTTCTGTTTTGACACATTTAAAAGAAATCTTTCTCGATGCAGTTGAGCCTGTTGTTAAATATGTAGATGAAGGGGGTGCGGAGCGTGTAGCTCCATTGAACTTTCAAGGAGGGATCAAGTCTATTTTCCTTATTTCAGATCCATTTGGAGAATTGGTTTAAGATTGAATTTATTTTTACAAAAAATCTTCATATAACTCCATTAGAATTAGATCAAATGGAGTTTTACCGTGTGGAATATATGGTACAAAATTATGAGGAATTTATAGAGGAAGAAAATAAGCAATATGAAAAGAGTAAAAAGGAAAATCAAGTTTCTATGTCTAAAACTAAAATTCCTAATATGAACCCTGGGCAGTTCAAACCACCTAAGATGAATATCCCAAAAATACAGGTTCCAAAATTTTAAAGTGTCTACGGACACTTTTTCTTTTTTAAGGGATATATAAAATAAAGAATTTCCTAAATGGCTCAAGATAACAATGCTATACTAAAGCAAATACTCGGTGTTTGTGTTCAGATTAATAGAAAGATGGACAGTCCTAAAAAAGGATCTGATGCAGGAACAGGACCTTTATCTGGAAAATTTGCAACAGGGAAAAAAGCTAGAGATTTAAAAGAAGGAACAAAATTAATTGACGATTTGTACAAATCTCTTTCTAATTTTGCTAAATTAAAAGTTAATCCAAGAAGAATAAATACAACCTCAAAAGCTATACGAGGTTTATTTGATACCGTAATTTATATTGGAAAAAGTAGGAAAGTTGTAACTAATGCAATGAAGTTATTTGATATGCTTGCGAAAAGTTTAAGCACAATGACTAAATTTGCAAAAGCGATGTCAACTCTTTTATTATCTGTAGGTCTTTCTATTGTCGGATTAGCAGTTTCTATTGCGATCGCCGGAGTGCTGATGGGCACAAGAGGAAAACCTGCTCTTACTATGTTGGCAATAGTTGGAGTATTAGTAGGTTTAACAGGAGCAATGGTTCTTATGGGATTAGCTGAAAGACAAATAGATAGAGGATCCAAAGTGTCTAAGGGAATGGGTGTCGGCTTAATGTTTTTAGCTGGTGGATTATTCTTATTTGTGAGCACAATAGCTCATATTGGAAAAATATTAGGTGCTCAAGGTGGAGCTAAGGGATTAGTAATAGGATTATTAGGGGCTATTGGAATTATTGCTGTAATGGGTCTAGTATTTGCTGGACTTGGACAATTCTTTGTTCCTATCATATTAGGATCGATTGCGGCAGCAGCTATGGGTATTGGAATGGCTTCATTAGCATTAGGACTTACTGCGATTGCGAAAACAGCAGGAATGATGACAGCCATGGGCAAAGGTGGTACAGCAACAAATAGAAAGGGAGAACAAAGAGGAGAATTTGGACAAATGATGGCATCTATTGGGCCCGGATTAGGTGCAATGGGAATTATGCTTGTTTCTGCCGGATTATTATTTGCTGGATTAGGAGTTTTATCTCTTCTTATTATACCAGGAACTGTTACTGCTATAGCGATGTCAGTTGCTTTATTAGCATTAGCTGGAGCAACTGCAGCTATAATGGGTATAGCTAAAACTATCGATACACCTCAAATAGAAAACACTATTCAAGAAATGGTTGGTGGAGTTCTTACTGGATTAATCAAAGGTGTTGGTGGTGCATTAGCTGGTGGTGAAAAGGGAATAAAAGGATTTGCAAATGGCATTAAAAATACTGCAATATTAACAACTGGAATTGGTTTGTTAATGGGTGTTTCAGTTGCATTATCAATGTTTGCATTGGCTATGACAGCTTTTGCTAATATTGATAATATGAGAGTTATTGAAAGCTACGATGAAAAAACCGGGAAACCGAAATTTGGTCAAACTGTAGATATTAAAGGAGTTGGCCAGACTATAACAGATACATTAACTACATTCTTAACCGGTTTATTAGCATCTACTAAGGACTTATCTACACAACACGCGGGTGCTATAAAACAAATGGGAAAATCTTTAACTGGAAGAAGAGGTATTCTTACTGCGGTTATTCAATTTGCTGATGTATTAAAAGTATTTGCGCAATTTGGTCCGGAAGGAAAAATAGGATATGCTGTTCCAAAATTAGATGCAGCCGGTAATCCAGTATTAGATGCAGCCGGTAATCCAATAATGATACAAGATTCTGTAAAAATTACAGATGTTACAAAAAATATAACTGATTCATTTAGTCAATTTACTAAGGGAATATCAGAAGGAGTAGAAGGAATATCCAGAAGAGATAAGAACAAAATATTAAATATGTCTAAGGCTTTAATTGGTAAGCGTTTTGGAGAAAAATCAAGAAGAGCTGATAAGCCTGGTTTACTTGAACCAATCAACGCATTTTCTGAAACTTTAATGATTTATTCTAAGTTTGGTGCTGACGGAAGTATTCCAGAATTAGATGCCGATGGTAAACCAACAGGAAAAAGCATTCCAATAACATCTATTGTTGGAAATATTGTAACTGCTATATCATCCTTTTCAACAGAATTATCAAGACAATTACAAACTCCTGGAGAAACTGTAAAACAAGCTCAAAAGAAAATGGAAGGATATATGGGTCTAATTGGGCAAATTGGAA